TCAAGCACCATCTGGGCGCCGCGTACCTTGCTCGCTTACGTATCAGTTCATTGTCCGCAATAATTATCTTCACGTACTTTACTCCATCAGATCCTGTGACGCTTACCGTCATTTTCGTGATGATCTTTATCTCACTGCTCGGCTAGCATTGTGGGTATTAATGGAGTTGCGCAAGAAGGATTCCTCCTGGGATAATTGTTCATTAGGATTATTCACGATTATGATTGGATCTTTCCATTGTTTCGTGAATGACATACCCCAACTGAGAAAATGGCTATGACTGAACTCGCTGTCTTTTTTATTAGCTGCTGGATATTCAGCTTGTTTCTTCGATTGATCGGCGCTACGAAAGTATGATTAATCGGGGTTCACACCACGTCCTGCACAGTAGGACAGAGTTGATGCAGCGAATCAAGGACCCCCTGACAGTTGACGTTCTCGAGAAGCTTCAATGGTACTTTGAAACCAGGGACCTTCGCAAACGTTACACTGCGGGGGGCTGTGAGCTTGATGGCATCAAGGAAATCGAGAAGGAAGCATTGCTCGAACTAATCAACATGACTCAAGAGTGGTTAAGGCCAACAAATGCCCATAAATCCCTTAAAAATCGAACTACTGCCTCAAAACCCGAATTGTGAAAGGTGCGTTCTCCATGAAAGTTCTAAAACTGTTTGTGTTTGGGGAACGGGCCTTGAGTCAGCCGAGATTGTTGTCATTGGTGAAGCACCCCACTCGTCGAAAGGCCCCGCTGAACAACTCTTGCGACAAGTCCTTGCCGACGAAGGAATTGAAAACTATTACTACACCACCAGCGTCAAATGCAGGCCAGCTGACAAAATCCCAAATCCTTCAATTAAGGCATGCAAGCCATATCTCAGCCAAGAACTCGAAACTATTAAACCCCGATTCGTCTTGTTACTTGGTGCCACCGCTCTCAAGTACATTGGGAAAACAGGAATTACCGAACTTAGAGGATCCACATTTGATCTGGGAGGAATCCAGTACTTTTGTACGTTTCATCCCGCGGCCATTTTGCGTGACCCCGGAAAAGAGGTGGGGTTTCGAGCCGATATCGCAAAATTTAAACGACTTACTGAAGGAGTACTCGAGACAGGTCGCAAACAGCGTTATGATTTCGTCACACCTGCTAACGAAGAAACCTTCATAACCCAATTCCGTGAGACCGAAGAACTTGCGTTCGATATTGAAACGACAGGATTGCAGCAGCATAAAGAAGGCTTTCGCGTTAATAGCATTGGCTATACGTTCCCTGACGATTCGACTTGGGTATTGCCGTTTCACCTCCCGTACAAGATCGGTCAAACACCCAAAACACCCTGGGCCACGAAACTGATCAAACATACCTTTGAACTGGACAAAAAGAAAAGAAAGTTCGGGATTGGCCATAATGGCAAGTTTGATAACATGGGTATCTGGCACGATTTTGGGGGTAAATATGATCTTCGCTTCGACACAATGCTTGCTTCTCACCTATTTGATGAGAACATATCTCATGAGCTTAAGTTTTTGGCCCGTATTTTTTGCGGTGCCCCTGAATGGGACGATCTCCTCCTCAAAGAAAAACTAGATCCCGTTGGGTACAACTGCCTAGACAAATTTTATCAGTATCAGGCGGAAGATCCTTACTGGACAATGCAGCTTTATCGGTACTACCGGGATAAGTTTAAAGGCACTGTTAAACTTCGTCGGTTGATGAACAAGTTAGTAATGCCCATTGCACGAGTCTTTGAGGAGATTGATTACGGTGGCCAATTCATCCGTAGAAAGGAATTTGAAAAAGCGCGCGTACAACTCAAAAAGGACATTGCTCGTGAAGAGCAAGAACTTTGGCAGTTGTGTCGTGAAGCAGGAATCAAGAAAAAACCAAACTGGGGTTCCCCAAAACAAGTTGGGGACATTCTTTTCAATAGGCTGGGGTTACCCATTATTGAAAGAACCCCAACTGGTGCACCTGCCACCGGAGAAGCTACTTTAATTGAACTTCAGGGTTTGCATCCAATAGGTGACAAGTTAATTGCATGGCGAGGTAGTCAGAAACAGCTCAACACTTATATTGAGGGTTGGGAAGAACTGATGATTGGGGATATGCTGTACCTGAGCACGAAACTGCACGGTACAGTGACTGGACGATACTCCTCGCGCTTACATCAAACACCCCGAGACGGTACAATCCGAAATCTGGTTGATGCACCAGAGCCTTATACGTTTGCCGTGGCTGATTTCTCACAAATCGAGTTACGACTGGTAGCGCACGTTGCACAAGAACCCACAATGCTCAAGATTTTCCGTGAGGGGGGCGATATTCACCGCACTACAGCCATGGAAGTCATGATGATTAATAGGGAACCGACAAAGGAAGAACGTAAAGGGGCAAAAGGCGTCAACTTTGGCTATGTGTATGGCATGTGGTGGAAGAAGTTTAAGAAGTATGCTAAAACCCAGTATGGCGTGGAATTTACTGATGAACAATCCCGGCAGTTTAGAGAAGCTTATTTTATGCGTTATTTTGGTCTTAATCATTGGCACGAGCGCATGCGGGATATTGTTCGGGAGCAAGGTTATGTTGAGTCTTTGTCTGGCCGTATCCGTCGCTTACCTGGTGTATTTGCCCGTGATAAGGATGTTCGTCAAGAAGCAGAACGACAAGCGATAAATACCCCAATCCAGGGTTTTGGCTCAGGGGATTTGAAGGCAATGGCAATGCTGGAAATCTGGGAAGATTTTACCCAAGGACAAGAAGACCCAGACTTAATCTTGAAGGGGGAAGTTCACGATTCAATTTTGATGTGGATTAAAACTAAAAGACTTAAAAGTGTTATTCCCAAAGTCAAGTATATCATGGAAAATCCTCGATTGTTTAAGGATTTTAATATTAAGCTTAGTGTCCCCTTAATCGCAGATATTGAGTGCGGTACGTGGGGTTTAGGAGTAAAATACGAACCTGGGGAGGAAAAATGGGAAAAGTTTATCAAGAGTTGTAATTGAAGTTGAAATTCAATGTGAAATGTATTATATTGGATATTCCTAAGGAGTAAACAATGGCAACAACTTTCCACGCTCGCTGGTCGAGCATTAAAACCTTCCGTCGCTGCCAGAAGCTCTACGACTATTCCTGGCGTCAAAACCTTGAACCCAAAAAGCCCGCTACCCCTCTTGTGAGGGGCTCAATGATTGGCGAGTGCCTGGACAAGCTAGCCCAGAAAAAGGGCATTGCCCCAGTCATGAAAAAGTATGAGAAAGAGTATGGCAAATTGTTCCGAGCCGAACAAGAAGAATATGGAGATATCCTGGGCGAGGTCGAACGCATTGTCCGAAACTATAAAACTCTGTACTCCGATGATGGTCTCACCTATCTTAAGGGAAAGGATGGCAAACCCTTTGAAATTCAGGTTGAAACCGAGTTTACCATATCGGGAATTAAGGTACATTTCACAGGGCATATTGATAAACTTGTACAAGACAGAGATAAGCGAATTCTTGTCTTGGATCACAAATCTCACAAGGTCATTCCCGGACCAGATGCTCGATACAACGACTTCCAGTTACTCACTTATCTATGGTTATTGCCCCTGTCAGGATTGCCGAAGGCTGACGGCGTTCTATGGGACTATCTGCGTACTAAACCCCCGGCAGTTCCTGAGGTCTTAAAAAATGGGTCGCTTACGAAACGTGCCAATCTGGACTCTGACCGTCAAACTTACCTCGACGCCATCGTCACCAACGGACTCAATCCGGCTGACTACCAAGATGTGCTTGACCGCCTCGAGGCGGAGGGGGGGAACCGTTATTTCGAACGGGTCAAACTCCCAGCCCCGCAAAAAGAGTTAATCGATAATATGGTCAGTGATTTCAAGGAGACTATTATCCAGATTGTCGATGCTACGAAAAAGAATCATTTTGTTCGTAACATGAATAAGGATTGTAGCTGGTGTGGTTTTGCCCAATTGTGTCAAGCAGAACTTCGAGGCTATGATACGGAGTTCATGCGTAAATCTTCCTATAGACAACGTCCGGAGAAATAATAATGGTGAGAAAAGTAACCCCAGCGGCTCCTAGCATTGAGTCGCTTATCAAACCAGTATCAGCTATGGAACTGGTTATTGCAGCATTGTTCTATGGCCGATCAGGTACAGGGAAGACAACCCTGGCGGCATCATTTCCTGGGCCGATCCTCCTAATTGACTTCAACGAAAAGGGTTGGGATTCAGTTTCTGACCATGAAAATCTTGAGGTTATTCGAGTAACGTCATGGGAGATGGTTGAACCCCTGTACTGGTTCATTAAGAAAAACAAGGAAAAATACAAGACTATCATTATCGACCAAGTTTCTAGTATGCAAGGTATGTGTCGTCTTCAAGTGACTGCAGACACTGGGAAAACAGAGGGTTTCAAGTACTGGGGTACTGTGAGTGGGGAAATGCTCACCTGGCTTGGTAACTATCGGAACTTGATTGATGATGGTATCAATGTCGTATTCCTTGCTCACCTTCGTTCTAACAAGACTGACGAGGACGACGAAGACGACGAAACCCTGGACCCAAACGTGGGACCTATGCTAATGCCCTCGGTATCAGAAGCTCTTCAAGGAGCTGTTAAGGTTATAGGTAATACCTATATTAGGGAACGCTATGGTCCTAGGGATGAGGATACTAAGAAGCGCCCTCGAATCGTTGAATATTGTCTTAGAGTTGGCCCTAATGGGGCATATCGAACAAAACTTCGAACTCCTAAGGGTAATATAGTCCCATCATTTGTGGTTGATCCTAGTTACCAAAAAATTTATAACCTGATGAAAGAGGGTTTTAAAAAGCCTGAAGTTAAAGTTCAACCCATCAAGAAAAAAGTAAGTGGCTAGTCTAAGTAAACTTTATAGAAAAACCCACACTAGCTGGGGGGCTATGAAGAGACGTTGTAGAGATAAGAATTTTGTAAAATATCCTGAATATGGAGGTAAAGGGATTACATATGATCCTCGTTGGGAAAAGTTTAAATATTTTTTAGACGATATGGGTGAGCGTCCTGAAGGGATGACACTTGACCGCTATCCTGATCGGAAAGGTAATTATTGTAAAAGTAATTGTCGATGGGCAACTCCTACTGAACAGTCCAATAACCGAAATTTAACCTATAAGAAAGGTAAAGCTAAGAACCCCGTTAAGGGGGTAAGGTGGCATAGTACTAAGAATACTTGGATTTCTTATAAAAATATAGTTAAAGGGTCAAAAGTTGAAGTCTTATATAGGGGTAAAGACTTCTTTGAAGCAGTATGTTTTAGAAAATCCTATGAACTTAAGGAGTTGTAAAAATGGTAAAAAAGACGAGCAGTTCATCGTTTAAGGTAGACTTCACAGGGGTTGAGGCAGGGGGTTTTGAAGTACCCGACGGTCTTTACGTCCTTGCGGTTCAAACCGTTACTCAGAAGAAGAGCCAGGAAGCGGGGAATCCCTACCTGTCCTGGGAGTTCAAGGTTGATGAGGGTAAGTACAAGGGTCGTAAGGTTTGGGATAACACGAGCCTTCAACCTCAAGCCCTCTGGAAGCTGCGTGGCCTGTTTGAGAACATGGGCATGGACATTGAGGATGGCGAGTTTGAAGTTGATCTTGAAGAACTTCAGGGTCAACTCGTGGGTGCTGAAGTAGTGAACGAGAAGTACCAGGGAAAGGACAAACCCCGCATTGCATCCTACCTACCGGCCGATGAAGTTGACGGTGAAGGTGGGGATGAGGAAGAACAGGAAGAAGAACCTGAACCGCCGAAAAAAGAAACCCCGAAGAAGTCAACGAAAAAGCCCGAACCTGAGCCGGAACCCGAAGAAGAGGCCGAGGAGGAAGAAGAAGCCGAGCCGGAACCTGAGCCTGAACCGCCTAAAAGCACGG